GGAATCTTATACTGATGTCACTAAAATCAATTAAAACACCACTAAGATATCCTGGTGGTAAGTCAAAAGCATCAACTAAGATGGATCAATACTTTCCCGATTTTAGTAAGTATAAAGAATATAGAGAACCATTTATAGGTGGTGGTAGTGTAGCAATCCACGTTACAAAAAATTATCCAAAACTGAAAATATGGGTAAACGATTTATATGAACCGCTTGTAAACTTCTGGCAGGTTCTTCAAGCAGATGGTAAAGCATTAACTGATGCTATTCTTGAACAGAAAATTAGACATCCTGATAGGGAGACTGCTAAAAAACTTTTTACTGAATCTAAAGAATTAATTAATAATTATGAATGCACTAGTGTAGATCGTGCAGTTGCATTTTATGTTGTTAACAAATGTTCTTTTAGTGGACTCACAGAAGCATCATCGTTTTCTGAACAGGCAAGTGATTCAAACTTTTCATTGAGGGGGATTGAAAAATTACCAGAATATTCTGCACTAATTAAGAAGTGGAGAATCACAAATGAATCATATGAAACATTGATGTTCAATGAATTACGTTCTAAGAATAATGGTGTATTCATGTATCTTGATCCACCGTATGATATTAAAGATAATTTATATGGCAATAAAGGATCTCTTCATAGAGGATTTGATCATGATAGATTTGCAAAGCAATGTTGCATCATGTCTACTGATATGATGGTTAGTTACAATTCTGATCAACTAATATTAGAAAGGTTTAATGGTTGGGCAGCAGCAGAGTATGATCTCACATATACAATGAGATCAGTGGGTAAATATATGAAGGATCAAAAATCCAGAAAAGAACTTCTTCTACTAAACTACAAACCAAAACCAAGGGCAAAGATAAAGTTTAGTTATGGAGAATGTCATAACTACGACAAACTAAGTAAGGCAGGATTAACGACATGAATGACGACATACCAGATCAGTTGTATATCGACATGGGTAAACTCAATGCTTTATATGAGGAATTAATGTGGGGTAATGAGGACATTCTTGAGTTTGTAGCAGACTATGAAAATAATCGTATAATTATAAAAAACAAGACACTTGATAGTAAGTGGAAAATTACCGAAACTAAATGACAGAATTTATTTCAAGACATATCGGTCCTACCGAAGAAGAACAGACTCAAATGCTAAATGATTTGGGTCTTTCTTCATTGGATGAACTTGTAAGACAAGTTGTTCCAGATTCAATTTTACTTCGTGGTGATGATAGTTTACCAGAACCATGTAGTGAAGAAGAAGCATTGAAAGAACTCAAAGAAATTGCTGGACATAATAGTGTTAAAAGATCTTTAATTGGTCAAGGATATTATGGTACAATTGTACCACCAGTAATACAGAGAAATGTTTTTGAGAATCCTGCATGGTATACATCTTATACACCATATCAGGCAGAAATATCACAAGGTAGATTAGAAGCATTATTTAATTACCAAACATTGATTACAGAACTTACTGGTTTACCTATATCAAATGCATCTTTATTAGATGAAGGAACTGCAGCAGCAGAGGCAATGATCCTTGCTCATAGTGCATCTAAGAAAAATACATTTTTAGTTGATAGTGAAGTATTCCCTCAAACATTAGCAGTTTTAAAAACAAGAGCGAAACCACTAGGGATTAAAATAAAATTACTTGACTGGCATACTGTAGCAAATTTAGAGGATTTTGATGATGCTTTTGGAGTATTGGTTCAGTTACCAAATAACAAAGGTAGACTTCGTGACCCTAGTGCACTGCTTCGTATTGCAGATGTTTATAAGTGTATAAAGATTGCAGTTGTAGATCCAATGTGTCAGGTATTAATGAAACCTGTAGGAGAAATGGGATTTGATATAGCAGTTGGTAGTATGCAGAGATTTGGTATACCTATGGGATTTGGTGGACCACATGCTGCATTCTTTGCTGTTACTGATAAGTATAAAAGAAAAATACCTGGTAGAATTGTAGGTCAATCAAAGGACAGTCAAGGTAATCCAGCGTTAAGATTAGCATTGCAGACAAGGGAACAACATATAAGAAGAGATAAGGCAACATCTAACATATGCACAGCACAAGCATTACTAGCAAACATGTCTGGATTCTATGCTGCATATCATGGTGCTGAAGGTCTGAAGAAAATAGCAACCAGAATATTAAAATATAGACAGACACTACAAAAAGCATTGAAGTGGTGTGGTATAGAAGTTGATGAGTCTGAAGGATTTGATACTGTTAGATTTAAAAGTTTTCTTGCATTAGAAGGATTTAATGCTAGGTATGAAGAAGGTCATACTTTAATCACAATAGATGAATGCACTACACTGGAAGAGTTGAAACTGATTATAGATTCTCAGTTAGACATGACTAATAACTTTGATACTATTGATCATGTAGTTGATTCTATAGGAACTTACAATTGGTTAGGCATACCTGAGAGAACTAAACCTTGGATGCAACAAGAAGTTTTTAATAATTATCAGAGTGAAACTAACATGATGAGATATATTAATGAGTTGGTTCAAAAAGATTTTTCATTAGTAAATGGTATGGTGCCACTTGGTAGTTGTACTATGAAGTTAAATGCAGCAGCAGAATTAATGCCTGTAAGTTGGAATGAGTTCGCCAACATACACCCCTTTGCACCAGAGCATCAAACTTTAGGATATCAAAAGATAATGAAAGACTTGAAAAAGTGGTTATGTGATATTACAGGATTTGCTGATGTAAGTTTACAACCAAATGCAGGATCACAGGGTGAGTATGCAGGATTACTTGCAATTCAAGAATATCATAGTAGTAATGGTGATGATGAAAGAAATGTATGTTTGATTCCTACAAGTGCACATGGAACAAATCCAGCATCAGCAGTGATGGCAGGTATGAAAATAGTTCCTATCAAATGTGATGATGACGGAAATATTGATCTTAAAGACTTAGAGAAACAGGCTATTGCAAACAAACTGGAACTCTCTTGTGTTATGATTACATACCCATCAACACATGGTGTATTTGAACCAACTATCAAAGATATATGTAAAATCATACATGATAATGGTGGTCAAGTATATCTTGATGGAGCAAATCTAAATGCACAGGTAGGACTAGCAAAACCATGTGAGTATGGTGCTGATGTATGTCATATGAATTTGCATAAGACATTCTGTATTCCTCATGGTGGTGGAGGACCAGGTGTTGGTCCTATCGGTGTTGCAGAACATCTAGTTCCTTTTATGGATCAAAGAGTATCAGCAGCAGTTCAAGGTAGTGCATCTATACTTCCTATTAGTTGGATGTATATTCGTATGATGGGTGGATCAGGATTGAGGAAAGCAAGTGAAGTATCTTTACTTACAGCAAACTGGTTGGTACAGAGAATTGAACCATACTTTAATGTATTGTACAAAGGAGAGAATGGTAGAATTGCACATGAATGTATATTTGATTGTCGCACCTTAACAGTGACTGCTGAGGATGTAGCAAAGAGATTGATGGATTATGGTTTTCATGCACCAACACTATCATGGCCAGTTTTGAATACTATGATGGTTGAACCAACTGAATCTGAGTCCTTAGATGAACTTGAAAGATTTGCAAAAGCAATGATTAATATTAGAACTGAGATACAAACAAATAAAGATATCTTGAAAAACGCACCCCACACTGCAAGGGTTGTAACTTCATCCGAATGGGTGTATAATTATAGTCGAGAGCAAGCAGCATATCCTGCTGATCAAGATAATAAGTTTTGGCCAGCAGTATCAAGAATTGATAATGTTTACGGTGATCGTAATCTTGTATGTTCTTGCTCAAATTATTTTGATAATGAAGATGGAACTTAAAGATTGGTTAAATTCTATAAATCAAACTAAGAGAAATCTTATAGATGAAGATCCTGCTGTAGAAAAAGAGTACCCACCATACATAATTAACCGTTGTTATTCTGGTCATCTTGATGCTGTAATGTATGCAAATGAGATGAATAAATATAACTTCTTACCAAAGAAGATGCAATATGACTTTTTTATAAATATCCTCAGAGTTAAAAAGAGATTTTCTCCTTGGCTCCGTAAAGATGAGATTAAAGATCTTGATTATGTAAAACGTTACTATGATTATAGTAATGAAAAGGCAAAACAAGCTTTGAAACTTCTTTCCAAAGAACAACTTAATTTTATAAAATCTAAATTTGAAACTGGGGGATCGAAATGAGTGTTGTTACCGAATCAGAGATCAAGTGGTCATCTGATCAAATGGTTGAGATCAGTCTGAATGAACCAGATGATTTTTTGAAAGTCCGTGAGACACTTACTCGTATTGGAGTAGCGTCGAGGAAAGAGAAAAAGATTTATCAATCATGTCACATCTTACATAAGCAAGGAAGATATTTCTTAGTTCACTTTAAGGAACTATTCGCATTGGATGGTAAGCATGCGAACCTCACTACAAATGATGTGCAGAGAAGAAATAGAATCGCACAACTTTTAGCAGATTGGGGATTAGTAGAAGTATTAAATGTAGATCAGATAAAAGACATAGCACCACTCAATCAAATTAAGGTACTAGCGTATCGTGATAAGGGAGATTGGATATTAGAAACAAAATATAACATAGGGTCAAAGAAAAAGAAAAATGAAGAAGATAGTTGACGTAGACATGATTATATGTTAGTATTCATGTGTAAAAACTTTTATAAGTTTTCAAGAACAAATATTTAAATCATGTCTAATTTATTTACAGCAGACATTGGAGAGGGTAAACTTCATGTTTATGATAGTGGTAACGACACTTTTTACGGAAAATTCTCTCTCTCCTCTCCTTT